TTATAACAAATCTGACTAGCAACCGGAAATATATAGGAAAGAAGCTATCACACTTCACCAAAACCTCCATTAAAACTATAACACTGAAATCTGGTGTCAAGAAAAAGAAGAAGGTGAAGAAACAAGTGGAATCCGATTGGAAATCCTATTGGTCTTCATCAATAGAATTGCAAAATGAGGTCAAACTACTAGGAGAAGAATATTTCACTCGTGAAATATTATTCTACTGCACATCGAAAGGAAATCTATCATATACAGAAGCAAGAGAACAATTTGCAAATAAAGTTCTCGAATTCCCAGAACTATGGTATAATGGCATTATATCCTGTAAAATACATAGGAATCACGTCAAACTATAAGGAAACGAATGAGTCTACTAGAACATATACGAGAATTAACTGAGCGCCCATACGATGGGTTTATCTTTTCACCACACGAAGATTTAGATGAACATACCCACATAGAAACGTTCACCTATAAGGATCCAGGTGAAAATTTAGGCGGGTCTAAACTGGGAAAATTATATGAAATAGTTTTCATGGACCATAACGAAAACGGAGAACTGGAAATTACTGATGATGGGTTTGATGCTATATTATCAGATCCAGTAATCTATTTGGAACATCTTGTTAAATGTGGATTATTTGGTGTGATTGGTCGAAAAACAACCACGTCGGATATATTCTTCGATTCTATTTTCGAATAAGGTATATTATGTTACTAATTGATCTAAATCAGATATTAATATCTGGTATAATGCCACAAATATCAGCAAAGAATGCTAAAACACCTACCGAAACCGATATTCGGTATATGGTGCTTAATATGATACGAAAACACGTCAAAAACTTCAAGTCGTATGGCGAAGTGGTTATATGCTGCGATAATAAAACATATTGGCGAAGGGAAGAATTCCCGCACTATAAAGCTAGTCGTGCGAAAAATCGAGCCAAATCAGATCTTGATTGGAAACTAGTATTCGAAATGATGACTAAGTTTAGACAAGAACTTAAAGACAACTTCCCATACAAAGTCATTGAAGTTGATATGGCCGAAGCTGATGATATTATAGGTACTCTAGTGCCAAGACACGCATCATCAGAAAAAATACTAATACTCTCGGGGGATGGTGATTTTTTACAACTACATAGGTTCGAGGGTGTTAAACAATATTCTCCTATGAAGAAGCAATACCTAATATCAGATAATCCGATACTAGAACTTAAAGAGAAAATCATACGAGGCGATAGCGGTGATGGTATTCCTAACGTATTATCGCCCGGCGATTCGTTCGTTAGGGAAATTAAACAAAAGTCAGTAACAAAAGGAATACTCCAGAAACTATTGAACGAAAACTATAACGATTGGGAAGATGAATACCATAAGACTAATTATATTAGAAACCAAAAACTAATAGACCTGTCGTTTATACCAACAAATATTAAACAAAGTATTATAAAGTGTTACGAAGAAACAAAACCAGCTCCACGAAAGAAATTGTTGGACTATATGTTCAAATATCAACTCATAAACCTAATTGACGTAATGGAAGATTTTTAATGAAAAATATATACGAAGTACTAGACGAAATCGAAGAGGCAAAAACCCGACACGATAAAATGAAAGTGATAGAGAAAAACTTGTCGAAAACTCTTGTCGATGTGTTCACCCTAGCTTATCACCCACAACACCAATGGCTGATCACCGAAATACCACATCAATATGTCCCGGTCGATGTCATTCCGGGCATGGCATCAACACAACTATCTACAGAAATCCGTAGACTATACCTATTCCAAAAAGGACACCCACAAGCAGAACAACTAACACCAACAAGACGCGAAGAACTATTAACACAGTTTCTAGAAGCAATTGAACCAAGAGAAGCTGAAGTTGTCATGGGCATCTTTAATAAAGATCTTGGTGTGGATGGACTTGATTATGAATTCATTAAAGAAGCATTCCCAAACATGTTGCCATAAAACTTGACAATGTACTAATTCATGGTATAATACACCATACATTATTAATCAATCGGTGATACATGAAATTAGTACAGTCCAAATCAATCCTCGCCAAACTAATGGCAACAGAAAATATTATCGTTGAACAACGAAAAGTCAGAACAGCATCATTCGATGTAGCTAACCGTATACTGACAATTCCTATACTAGACGATAATATGTGTCCAGAACTATATGACCTATTCATGGGCCACGAAGTCGGTCATGCACTGTTCACACCAGAACAACTGCTAAAACAATGCCAAGAACAAAATCTAACATTCTCAGTGATGAACGTTATCGAAGATGCTAGAATAGAACGGAAAATGAAAGCAAAGTATCCAGGTCTAAAACAACCATTCATTATTGGGTATAAAGATCTTGTGGATAGAGAATTCTTCGAAATCGATAAAGAAGACCTGGATTCACTGAACTTTATCGATAGAGCTAACATGTATTTCAAACTCGGAGTGGCGTCCGGTATCGAATTCATCAATAATACAGAACAAGACCTAGTGGAAGAAATATTTGGGTGCGAAACCATAGAGGATGTGCTAATCACAACCAGAAACGTCATGGACTACCTAACAGAAGAATATAAACAAAAGTCACAAGATTCAGGAACAGAAACAGAATCAGAATCAGAAACAGAAACAGAAACAGAATCAGAAACAGATAATGCACTACGCAAAAATCAAAGCCAACTGTTCTCGGATGACAATATGGAATACTTCTATGGTAATATTCCTGATATTAATGCTAAACGCATTATTGTGAGTCGTTATAAGGTATGGGGCGAGTACCAGTACCACCAAGAGGTAGTGCACCCAGAATACACAACATACAGTATAATGCAAAACTCGGCTAATGAACTGTTCCAATCGTTTAGATTGGAGTCAAAGAAAGTTGTATCGTACCTAGTGAAAGAGTTTGAAATGAAAAAAAACGCTCAACAACTTAAACGGGCTTCTGTAGCAAAAACAGGAGAAATTAATATGGATGCTGTATATTCATATAAATTCGCGGAAGATGTGTTCAAAAAACTAACGGTAGTGCCAAACGGGAAATCACATGGATTAGTGCTGTTCTTGGACTGGTCCGGGTCAATGGAAGAACATTTACACAATACCGTTAAACAACTACTTAACCTAGTGATGTTCTGTAAACAAGTTAATATACCTTACGAAGTATATGCATTTACCGATAGGTATGCTGATGTCCAACAACTGGCGGTGGATGGGGATCTGGAGATGTTCTCGGGTGTGAATATGCTAAACATGCTATCTAATAAAATGACAACTAAAGAGTTTAATTTCGCCGTACGGTCTTTACTCGATATATCTAAAAACATAAACAAATACAACTACGTACCATATATACTATCACTTGGTTCAACACCACTCAACGCAGCTATAGTAGCAGCAATGCAAGTGGTACCCAATTTTAAAAAAGAATATACACTGGAAATAGTTAACACCGTGTTCCTGACCGATGGCGACTCAAATTCATCATATAAGGTACACTATACAGATCATAACGGTATAGCAAGAATAGGTGTGAACAGAGAATATGATACGTTCTGTGGAAAATCCACACACTGCCTTATTATACGAGACCCAAAAACTAAGTACCAAGAAACTATAAAGAATATATTCGATGACCGAAAAACAACATCGGCGTTCCTGCGAATGCTAAAATATACAACACAATGTAATGTAATAGGATTCTATGTGGTCGATAAACGTAATACCAGTGTACTAGTAAATATGTTCCCACCATCAAAACACAATGCAGTAAAGGCGGATTTTAAGAAAAACAACTACCAAATAGTTACTACAGAAGGGTATGATGAATACTATCTACTACGCGCACAGGGCCTTAATATAGACAATGAAGAACTCACAATTAAAGAAAATGCAACAACTCGAGGCGTAGTGTCATCCTTTGCAAAGTTCACGAAAAACCGAACCAACAATAGAGTAATACTAAACCAATTCATTAAAATGATAATATAGGAACATCATGAAACCATACTCATACCAACACAATAATAAACGATCTGAAATACTCAACATCACTAACGGATACACTATAAACTTCTATGAGGATAACGTACTAGTACATTACAGAAATATCAACCATACCGAAAATCCACACACCATCGCCGAAGACTTCGTTCATGATGGCGATTCAGCTCCTAAACTACTAAGAGATTAATATGACACACTTCCTGAAACCAATAAACAAAAATGCCGTTATCGAAATGCTCGAAAAAGAAAAAATTAGCGAGGGGGGTATCGTGCTAACTCGTAATGATCCAAATGAAGTTACCAAAGCAAGAGTACTTGCCGTGGGTGTCAATTGCCAATACATTAAAGTCGGCGATATCATCATGCCTAACTGGAACGCCGCTATCAAATCTGAACAAACAAAAACCAACGCACTCGACGATACTTTCTTTATCATCAACGAAGATGAAGTAGTAATGATCTTCGACTAGATATCCAGCCAACCCCTCGACATAAGTGCTGCACGTACAACACAGTACAACACAGTGCAGCACACCCTCAAAACTTCGTATCAACAACTCCATCAATACACTTCGATACTAGGGCAGAATTTTTCCAGAAAAAAAATTTACCCGCTGAAATTTTCGCGCGAAAAAAAAATTCGAAAATGGTGGAAAAATTGTGTAGAAAAATAGTTACTGAAACAACGGTTTGGCACAGAATCGAACTTTTTTATACGGTTTCGATTGTTCCACGTGGAACACCATTCGCCACCCACTGAACGCACCAACATGGTGCAGAACGCCGCTGAAACCCACTGAAACGCACCAACATGGTGCATCGATGCAAGTTTCTGAGCAAGTTAGCACGTTTCACGTGGAACAATGCACTGTTTTGGTGCAGAAACCCGCTGAACGCACCAACATGGTGCAGAACAATCTATAACACATATTCAAAACCGTGTCAAGCTTTATTTTCACAAAACCATAAGCACATATTTAGAACAGTGTCAATCTTTTTCATCAAAACATGGCAAAATAGTGTCTTTTACGTTAACATAGCAAGGCATCAAAAACGCGTTTTAAGACGTTTTTACAGTTTAGCTATACATTAGCACTACTTTTGCTTATATGTGCCGCCACCACAAAAAACACAATTTTCAAAACCGAGCAGAAAATTCAAAATAATTGAAATAACTTGACAAATGTATAATAGTGTGCTGATGCAGCTCACAGCACGATTATCACAGCTGTGCAGCTGTGCTGATGCTGTGCAGCTGTGCTGATGCTGTGCAGCTGTGCTGATGCTGTGCTGATACTGTGCAGCTGTGCTGATACTGTGCTAGTGAGCTGTGCTGATACTGTGCTAGTGAGCTGTGCAGCTGTGCTGATACTGTGCTGATGCTGTGCTGATGCTGTGCTGATGCTGTGCTGATGCTGTGCTGATACTGTGCAGCTGTGCTGATACTGTGCAGCTGTGCTGATGCTGTGCTGATGCTGTGCTGATACTGTGCTAGTGAGCTGTGATAATCGTGCTGTGAGACTAAAAAGTGTTTATACTTGTTTAGTGCGCGTATATACGCGCTAAAGAGAACAAAAAGAGAACATGATGCTGACTCTAACACACAATACAAGCGCTAACACGTTGATTAATAACGGTTTAATGGTGTTTTGATTAAAAGTGGTCGGCAATACTTGCGGATATTATCATCACGTAACATATTGATTAATAACACAATTACAATTTAGTTTTGTTTGTATGTGAAATAATTTGACCTGATGCGCATTTTTTAATATTCTGTAGCTGTTCGTTTTACCGATGATTATATGCATTAGTATATAGTGTTATAGGTAACAATTAAAAGAGGTTTTAAAAATGGCATATAAAATGTTGTTATCAATGTCTGCGGATGCAAAAACCGTCAAGGGCGAAACTATGGGGTACCTGACGGGTATTCTATACCTCACGCCTAGCGATGGTGCTGGTATGGGTGATTTATGCCCGTTTGCAGTGCTTGCTGGATGTGCTGAACCTTGTCTTAATACAGCGGGTCGTGGCGCATTTTCTAACGTGCAAATGGCGCGTTACAATAAGACAATCAGTTTTAAAACTGATAGGGATGTCTTTTTTTCGAATTTGGTTAAGTCTATACGTAGACTGATTAAACGTGCAAAAAGACTGGGATTGATTCCAGTGGTGCGCTTGAATGGTACGTCCGATATACAGTTTGAGAAGTATTCTTTTTTGTTTGAAGGTGTATTATACGCTAATATTATGGAGTATTTTTCAGACTTACAGTTTTACGACTACACGAAAATTCCTACTAGATCTGGGATTCCAGCTAACTATGACTTAACTTTCAGTTATAGCGGCGTTGAGACTTTTCTAGTTGTTTACGCTAAAGCTAGACTAAATCCTGTTTTTAAGCGGTTTGCCGTGGTCTTTGATAAACAACAAAATATTCCTGCTAAATTCGATGGTATGACAACTATCAACGGGGATAAAACCGATTTACGGTTTCTTGATGGTCGTGGCGTGGTAGCTTTATACGCAAAAGGCAAAGCTAAAAAAGATACATCTGGATTTGTAGTCCGTATGTAATTAATTAGTGTAATAGGTATCTTAAAGGTATCTATTGCAATACTTAATTGTGAGTATTATTTAATAATGAGGTTTTAAAATGAATAAAATAAACATAGAAGTTCTAATGAGCCGTATTCTTTCGAAGAAAGGGCAGATTGCTACGCTGACTACTGAGCGCACCATGAAGACTAGGAAAGGATTTGATACGATTATCAAAACTAGCACGTACCAGACTCGATTAGGTATCGATTACGACAATCTAAGCAAGGTAATTGTAAAGCGTGAAGTAGGCGATTTACCAGCAGAAAACCAGGGATTGAAATACGGTGAATGGTTTATTTTTCCATTCCTGATTAATTACAAGGATGTATTGCAATTAAGATGTAATAGATTTAATTCTAACTTTAAAAATATTACAGAATACACATGCAATGGTGTATCGATTGATATGGATACAGTAAAAGCGCGCTGTTTAGCGAGTGAATTTAAATCAGGTGCTAGTCCTGATGTATTTAATATTAAGCTAGATTCTATCATCAATCTAGTTTGATTGGGACAAGCCATACCTATTAGCTTAATTAGGATAATAGGCATTTTAACAAGTGTCTATTGTCATGATTAATAGTGATCATGATTAATAATGAGGTTATAAAATGTTATCTATTAAAAGCGTAATGAATCAATCTAATAAGCTGATGCACGACCATGCCGACATTAGTTATTGTGTTGATGATGTAGCGAATAGAACGCTATTATTAGAGCTGCGCGGCTGGTATGGTGTGGGTGAGTTAGAGCAGTCTATACGGCTGTTAAAAGAGGCACAAGCTGTGTATTACGATGCCGTACAGTCTGATATTGATGCCGATAATGCGGTTATATTTTCTGCTAGTGATATTGTCGCGGACAGGATAGCAAGAAAGCACGGTTATATATTTAGGCGCATTGATATTGGGATGGTGTCCAGTATCATCATCAATGCTTACGAGGATTTTACCAGCATCCATAAGAACTTTGATGATATAGACGTATGTATATGTGCGTATATTGGCGGACATCATAACGATGTATACAACAGGGGCAAGTGGTAAGGTGATATATTGCCAAGGATGGCGATTAAGTTTAATCGCCTTAATTCTAGTGTTATTAATTTTAGGTTAATTAGGATAATAGGCATTTTAACAAGTGTCTATTGTCATGATTAATAGTGATCATGTTTTAACTAATGAGGTTTTAAAATGATTAAATGGAATATTTATTTAAATAATCGTGTAATCGATAGTGTATTTTTCTTATCTTTATCTTGCGGTAAAGATTACATTTATGATTCATTAGTGAATCATGATGGATTTGATTCGCGAATTATAGTACGAAGAGCGAGGTAATAAAATGAAAGATATATTAGTTTCTATGGTTTCTATGGTTTTTTGTGCGGTTGTTGTTGTGATGATTTTATTTGAGGTGTCTTTATGAATGGATTGCTTAGTTATTTGGATAGCGTAGGCTATAGAGCGTCATTAGTAGATGGTAAGCTGATTTTAAGCAATGTTACCAGCTCAGAAATGTTGAGTTTACTTAAAGGTTTAAATTATGCTGATAGCGTAGGCTATGAAGCTGTATTAGTGGATTGCTTAACGTATGAAATCAGATTTAGTGAGGTGATGTAATATGAAACGATTTATATGCGATGGTATAAAAGGCACAATTGATAGTAATGGTTGGATTGAGTGGATGACTATTGGTTGTCACATAGAGAGCTTAAGCGGCTC